GGGTTTGCTAACTTCACTAGAAGATCAATTACTTTTACTGGTTACTTCCAGGCTAAGCAAGTATTCTACGATGCGCCATCAGCTGCATTAGTATCTGGCGTAAAAGATCCATTCAGGTTATGGGCAGGATGCTTCTCAAGTTTTGCTAACTCCGTAAGTAATATTGTTACGGATCAGCCAGATAGTGCAACCATACAAATATTAAAATCAGCTGGTGTTGGCGGATTCCAGGGTTACTTCCGTGAAACATCTGCTGAGTTCAAGACTAGAATGGGCATCTTCTCAGGATCCAATTACTCCAAAGCGATGGAGTTAATCGACAAGATTGGTGATGCTTCTGATTTCTCACAACGCGAAGCTACATATAATAGAGTGCTTAAAGAGTCTGGCGACCCTGCATTAGCATTGCTGCAAGCAAATGACATCATTGACTTCAGCCGTCATGGCACATCACAGTTTGCTCAGGGTATGCGCCAAACTATTCCATTTATGCAGGCCTTTGCTACACAGATGGATGCAATTACTCAAGCCGCTCAAGGTAAGAACTTGAAAGGCAAGGCCAGAGAAGACGCTCAAAAGCAGTTTGCAAAAACAGCATTGATGCTTGCTGGCGTTACTTTAGCTTACGTAGCCATGTGTGCTGCAGATGATGATTACTTTGAGCTTGATGATGATACAAGAGCTAGAAACTTCTATATACCATTTTCCAAGAAGACATTTGGCTACCCAATATTATTGCCAATGCACTCAACATCAAGTCTATTCTGGAAAGTTATGCCAGAGATGTTGATACATAAGATGATTACAGATGGCACAAAGAATGAGATGGACGGCACCAGGTTGTGGAAAGCATTTACTAATGCATTTGCAGATTCAATGCTGGGACCAACACCAGTTCCATCATTAATCAAACCGCCAATTGAAATTACCCTTAACCGTAACTTCTACACTGGCAATACATTGACTCCAAGAGGTATGGAGAATTTAATTGCAGAAGAAAAGTACACAGCAAAGACTTCAGAGCTTGGTAAGTTCTTAAGTGCAGCAACTGGCCGCATCCTCAATCCTATCGAGGCGGATCATCTTGGCAATGGTTGGGCTGGATCTGTTTACTCATTAACTGCATGGGCATCTAATGCAATATTTGGTGAGAACCGTGTAGCTACGGCACCAAGTGAGAATCCATTCCTTGCTGGCTTTGTTGGACAGGAAGTATCACGTAAGAATGAAAGCTTGTTCTACGGCTTGAAGGATAAGACTGAGCCAGCGTATGGTACATACATGGCCAAACTAGCCAAAGGTAACGAGGCTGAAACAATTTCCTTCTACAACAAAAATAAAGACCTTATCCAAGCGCATGAATATGTTTCTGCGGTTGAACAAGATCTCAAAGCAATTAATAAGATGATCAAAGATATTGGTAAGTCAGAAGCTCAGGATGAAAACGGTAAAGTTTATACTCCAGAGAAGAAGCTTGAACTAATCACCCAATACAAAGAGATGAAGAGCCAGCTACTAAACAATGTGATTGCGTTTAGAAAGCAAGCTGGCCTATAGCTGATGGACGGTGATGAGACACTCACCGCCCTTCACAACATTCATTCTGATGATATGTAGCTCATCAATCTGTGAGTCATTCTCGTAGCAGGCGGCATGCTCGCAGGCATCGAGAAGGCTCTTCATGCAATTGTCCAGGTCCCTCTTGCGCCTGTCTGGTGGATATAAATATACAGTTACTGAAAGTCTTCCAAACAAAGTTACAATCTTTTCACGATCAACAATCTCTACTACCTTCGCTCTAAATTCCTTGCCCTTCTTGCCAATAAATCTACGCTTTCCTGATTGACCCCAGTAGTGATTCACGCTGGGCGGGTATGGCAATGTCAAATGGATATCCATTTTGTCCTTAATTTATTTGAAATATGGTGATATTATACATCAGGTGAATTAATATAGGTACAACCTATTGACATACTAATTTCCCTGATTTATTATAACCAAACTTTCACAGCCAAGGGGGCAATATGAAGTTAACAAACAAGCATGGGATACCAGAAACATTTATGAATGTTTTGAAGCGTCCTACTTATTCTAAGGGCGCGGCACATCTGTCAGCAACCCAATTGCTTAATAGTCCAAAGATCGTGGCATTAAACAAGAAGTTTGATGAAGAGCTTGAGCAAGATGTATCAGATATGGTTTGGTCTATATTTGGCACAGCAATTCACAATGTTCTTGAGCATGGTAAAGATGACAACCATATAGTCGAGCAACGTCTGCATGCAGAAATTGATGGCTGGACTATCTCAGGTGCAATTGATTTGCAGATCCGTAAAGGCGAGACTATTTCGATCAGCGACTACAAGACTACATCAGCATGGGCTGTCATGAATGAGAAGAAGGATTGGGAAAATCAATTAAACATTTATGCATGGCTAGCTGAGAAGGTTAAGAAAGAGACTGTTGAGTCAGTAAGTATCGTGGCAATCATTCGTGACTGGAGCCGTAGAGATGCGGCAACCAAAGAAGGATATCCACCAGCACCAGTAAAAGAAATACCAATTAAGTTGTGGACTTTTGAAGAGCGTCAACAATTTATTTTAGACAGAATTGCGGCACACAGCGCTTGTGAGTTTGCTATGGAAACCGAAGGGGATCTTCCAGATTGCACACCAGAAGAGATGTGGGAAAAGCCTGCTGTATGGGCTATTCGCAAGGTGGGCGGTGTTCGTGCTAAGTCATTGCACAGCACTGAAGAAGAAGCTGTTGGCATATTGGAAGAGCTGGGCAAGGGTTATGAAATGGAGCATCGTCCAGGCGAGCGCACCCGTTGTGAGAACTTTTGCCAAGTGAATACATATTGCCAGCAATATCGTGATTATCAAGAGGAGAAGTAAATGAAAACTAGACAAGAAGTTTTTTATGATTTTTTATTAGCTTTGGCATCAAACCCAAAGGTTTTAGAGACGGACAGCACCCCTAATCATTCAGTAAGTAATGCTTGGGAATTGGCTAACTTATTAACTGACGCATATTTTGAGCATGCATAATGAGTGTATATCGCAAACTGCAAGAAGCTCGCATTAAGCTTCAAAACACAGCGCTCAAGAAGTCTGGCAAAAATAAGTTTGCTGGCTATGAGTATTTTGAACTCGGTGATTTCTTACCAGCTATTCAAAACATTTGCGAAGAGCATGGGCTATGCGGTGTTATTTCATACACGCATGAAGAAGCAACGCTACGCATCTATGATGTTGATGATCCATTAAGCAACATTACATTTGCATCGCCTATGTCATCAGCATCACTAAAGGGTTGTCATGATGTGCAGAATTTGGGTGCGGTTCAGACTTATTTAAGAAGGTACCTATGGACTAATGCCTTTGAGATAGTCGAGCATGATGCACTTGATATGGCCAATGATCCTGTGGCAACTGAAAAGGAAAAGGCAAAGCCAGCGCTAGCTGTAGTTCCTAAAGAGCCAGCAAAGAAAGAAGTGATGACTGGTAATGCTGGTGAAGATTTCCGTATGCGCGTTACCTACGAACCAGAAGGTGATCCGTATGAGTGGTTAGATCTTGTGAGTGACGCGGCACATCTTGCGCTGACTCTAGTTAAGAAAGAAGAAGATATTATGAGTATCTTTAGAACCAACAAGGTGATCTTTGATAAAGCAAAAGATGTAGATAAAGTTGCGTTTGAGTTAATTATGACGCAGTTTACAGAAGCAAAAACAAAATTCAAAGGAGTGTAATCATGGCTGAATATAAACCATACCCAAATGCTGGCTCATTATCAAAAAATAAATATAAATCTACACCAAACCAACCAGACGTTAGAGGAGATATTTATATAAGTGTTGATCTTATAAAAGATTTAATGCCAAAAGCTGAAAATGGATTAGTTAAATTTAATCTTTCTGGTTGGAAAAAACCAAATAGTTTATCAATAACAGCCAGTGCTCCCTTTGTTAAACAAGAGACAGCGGAAAGTCAAAACTTTGATGAAGACATGCCATTTTAAGGTTATCCATGAAGACAATAGAATTTGAAGGGGTCAAGGTTGCTTTAAAACAAGATAAGACTGGATACGTGTTAGCTTTATCCATACACCCTGATGATGTGCCAATGGACTTGCTTCGTGATTTTGTTGGCGCTAGATATCAAGTTGTAATGGTTAGGCTTGATGGCAATGAGAAACCAATGGATCGACAAGAAGAGTTTCAAGGTGACAGATCAATTAAGATTGCGGCTATCTTGTGCAAAGATTCACAGTTCTGGGCTTACCTATATGAAGACGCTCAGATTATGCAAGAAAACGAAACAGAAGCTACGGAGTGGTTAAAGAACTATTTAGTTGTTGGATCTAGGTCTGAATTAAAAACAAACCATGAGGCGCGAATGTTATTAGATAAATTGGAAAGGAGCTTCAATTCATGGAAGACAAAAAGCTAATACCGTATTCGGTATATCTTCCAGCTGAGCAACACAAGAAGCTGAAAGAGTTGGCCAAGGATCGTAAGGCGTCAGCATTAATTCGTGATGCAATTACAATGATTATTGAAGGTAATGATGCATACAAAAGCGGATACAACAAAGCTTGCAAGGATGCATCAAAGGTAGTTTATGAAAGTGATGAGGCCCAGATGATTGCTGTTAAAGGCAAGGACTTGGGAATGATTTTAACTGACCAAATTAAAGCTCTTGAGCTTAAATAGTTATGGGGGAAAGCGCACGATATATTGTGCTCACTTTATTAATCGTAATTGCGTGAGTACCCCACCATTTTAAGGAAAATATTATGAAACAAAAACACTGTACTGATTTTGAAATTGAATACTTAAAAAATATTGGCCAAACACATTTGCACACATTGCATATTCCAAAGCATGTGATGCTTAAAAATTACATAAAAGCATGTGAGCTGCGAACTGATTGGGGCGTTTTAGATAAAAACAAAATCTTAGCTGCTGCTCATCTTGAATTATATAACTGTGTTTAGGAGAATAAAATGAGTGAACCACAAGGCGCAGGAGTTCCAATAACAGATGCAGAGTTACATGCAACATTGTCAGCTATGCATCATGGTATATTAGTTTTGCAAGCTAGGCTTGATGACCATGAAAAGGTTCTTGAGAAGATGATGGTTGTAATAGATGCGCTAACATCAGGCAAAGTACCTGATGGCTTTCGTCAACCAAAGAGCCATTAATGAAATACGGAACTAGGTGCATGAACTGCAGGGTGAGCCTTGCAATTTTTACAGTTAAAAGCTCTTCTGGCAGAGATAAACATTTATGTGAGGGGTGCAAAAAAAGAAATGAGAAAAATGGACAACGCAAAAGCAATATACGATAAGTTTGTAGATGGTAAACATATTATTCAAAATGATATGGTAAACAATCCCCCACATTATACAAAAAACAAATGGGAAGTAATTGATGTGCTTGAGGAATTTTTTCCGACAGACCCATTGTTATTTAATGTAGGAAAATATATCATGCGCCATGAGCACAAAGGTCAGTCATTACAAGATCTTGAAAAAGCTTTATGGTTTCTTCAACGAAAGATAAATAAATTAAAGGGCAATCATGGATGATCTTGAATCAAGAGATTTGTTTGCTATGTTTGCTTTGGCTGGTTTGTTAATAAGAAATCCAGATGCCTTCATTGAAGATTCGGCAATGCATTCATATGTGATTGCAGATGAAATGATTAAAGCCAGAAAGCCAGCATCATCTGGCCTTCCAGCAATTAAAAGAAAACCGCGTAAGTGAACTATAGAAACAAAAAACTATTAGAAGTGGTAAGAGATGCGCCATGTCAGCACTGCGGCTCCCAAAATGGGACCGTAGTTGCTGCGCATTCTAATCAACAGCGAGACGGCAAAGGCACTGCAATTAAGGCCGATGACTTTCGCATAGCTGCTTTGTGCCATATGTGCCACCATGAGCTTGATGCAGGTAATAAGTTATCCAAACAAGAGCGTCAAGAGCTATGGGAAGATGCTCACCGTAAAACAATTGGATGGTTATTTCTTAATGACCACATTAAAATTATTTAAGGACACATGATGGTTGATCAAGGGTGGTATCAGTTTTGTACAGTAAGGCAGGGTGAGTTATTAAAAGCATTAGAAGAGCATGGGACATACAGAAATACCTGCGATGCATTAGGTATTGCTATGGGAACTTTATCTAACACAATTGCTAGGATTAAATTTAAAGCCGCCACACATGGATATAGTCCTGAGCATGATATGACCAGGATTGCACCAGACCCCTTTGTAGTTCGCGGCACATCTACCTACTACAATGAAGAAGGTCAAGTTAAAGGCCAGTGGGTTAAAACAAAGGTGGATGATAGTAAGATACAGCAGATGATGCTGGAAACTATTGAAGCCATGAAAGAAGAAATACCCCGCGTTAGTTTAATGACCCCTCCCCCTCTCGGCAATTCAAACATACTCAACTGTTACGTTATTACTGATTACCATCTTGGCATGCTGTCATGGGATGAGGAAACTGGGGAGAATTGGGATATTAAAATTGGTGAAGACTTGATCATCAAATGGTTTGCCCAAGCAATTCAACAATCCCCTCACGCAGACACCGCAGTATTCGCACAACTATCAGACTTTCTTCACTTCGATGGCATGGATGCCGTCACTCCAGCTTCCAAACACTTACTAGACGTTGATACACGCTTTGCAAAGCTTGTTAGATCTGCCATACGCGTACTTCGTACCGTCATTGATATGTTGCTACAAAAACACCAGAAAGTTCATATTATAATGGCTGATGCCAATCATGATCCCGTGTCGCAGATCTGGCTAAGGGAATGGTTCTCTGTGCTGTATGAGAATGAACCGCGCATCACTGTGGACAAATCTCCTAATCCATACAATGCATATGAGTTTGGCAAGACCGCGCTATTCTTTCATCATGGCCATAAGAAAAAGGTAGCCAATGTTTCTGATGTGTTTGTAAGTATGTTCCGTGAGATGTTTGGTAGGACTAAGAATGCATATGCTCACATGGGCCATTTGCAGCACGTAGACATCAAAGAAAATAACTTGATGATAGTAGAACAGCACAGAACTCTAGCGCCAGCTGACGCATACGCTGCGCGTGGAGGATGGTTATCTGGCAGAGATGCCAAGGTTATTACTTATCACAAAGAGTATGGCGAGGTATCAAGGCTTACCATTAACAGTGATATGTTAAAGGATCAGTAATGCAAAAATATAATATTAAATACCTACTAGACGTTTATGAGCAGGTCGATTATGATTACCTTTGCGTAGATTATAAGGTGTGGTAAATGGATAGATATCAAGCTGTAGTTGATGGTGTTGTGGTGTTTATAATTATTTGGAGCCTTGGATCGTTTGCTAAAGCGGCTATCCTGGCATTTGAGTGGGTTACATGTAACCCAAGTTGGAGATAAAATGATTTTGGATATTAAAGATTACGTGAGTGAAGATGCAATTTTACTGGAGCCAAGAGACAGGTATGACAACTGCATCATTGGCGCTACATACGATGGCGAGAAAATTATCTATGATGCGGTTGCTATTATTGAGGCGCTAATAGAGGAAGATGAAATGACTGAAGAAGATGCCACTGAGTATTTTGAATTTAATATTCTTGGCGCTTACATGGGGGAAAACACTCCAATTTATGCTGGTGCAATTCTTTTGTAAAAAAAAGCTTGACAAATAAAAAACTGCTGTGCTAGCTTTGTACCCATCAAGTCCCCTTGCTTGATACCTTCCTTGTTTAATTCTTAGCGGAATATTACTTACGGAAGTAAATCTCCTTGGTGTCCTCATCACCACTAAAAACCTCCAGATAAAAACTGGGGGTTTTTTTTCATCTATCTCTTGCATTTTTATTTAACTTCGTTTAACCTACACGAACCGCTATGAATTAAACGATGGATCACTTCCACTTTCTGTGGGAGATCAATTACATTCTTCATTTAATTCCTAGCTATGGCATACGCGCATAGAGGGGAAACCGCCGATCAACGTGTGCCGAGAGACCAATGGATGCTGGACAGGGTCAAGCGTGGGTGATAGTGGATAGAGCGCGTCTGGGAAGTTTACCTTGTAACACATGTTACAAGGTGCATTTAAAGTCTGTCCTATGTGTAGATATCCGAACGGTACTCAGGGTGATACGCCTCACGAGCTTAGACTACGGTCTGGGGTTGGGGGGTGCTGTCTTCTAAACCGACAATATCTAGGGTGATATTTCAAGTAGTTACATACAGGTAGTTACAAGGGGGTAGTCAATGGATCGGTTCAACGTAGCTTGCATCATTTTCAGTTTAATCACGGGCGTCTACTTGGCGCATTTAGTCACGGAAAGTCGAGGCTGTACTGTGGCTTTTAATCACGGGCAGGAAACTCACGTATACATGGGACATCAAGAATGAAAACAATCATTCACGTTAATCAGCATGTAGTTAAATCAAACATCAAGACTGGCGAAAGAGAACCAGTCTTGACTGTTAAAACTTACAAGACCAATACCTACGCCAACGAAGTTGAAATTAAAGGCGATAGCAAGGTTGTATACAGCCATGACAAGCCTTTAAGTTGTGGCGCAAGGGTATGGATTGAAACAGAGGGTGAAGTAATCATTAAGGAATAAAAGATGAGGAGTAATCATGAGTTGGAATTATAGGGTAATGGAATTAACTGACGAACTTGAAGGCAAGTATTATGAGATCAAAGAAGTTTATTACAATCGCGATGGCTCACTTATGGGTTACTGTGACGCTTCTGTCAGTGGTGGGTCTTTTGGTGACATTATTAACACCTTAGACATGATGAAAACAGATGCACATAAGTCTGTTTTGAGGGAGGAAGATTTCAAAGGGGCAACATATGAAGAGCGACCAGGAGTTGATTAGTTTAATTGTTGAGTATTTGGCAGTAAATAAATTTGCAACGCAAGAAGACTTAAGAAGGCTTACTAAGGCTTCTGTAAAAAGAATGAAAGAGCTGGCCGATGCTGGCCATTTTGTTTATCCTAAAAAGATACCTGTAAATAAAAGGCATCTATTATCAGATCAAACCAAGTGGCGCAGATTTAGTTTAACTAAGGGGGTGCGGTGGGAAAATGCAACAGATTGCCGTCATCCAGATTTTGAAAAATAAGGAAGTAAAATGAAACAAATTAACATACATTTGATCCGCACAGACGGAGATACTCAATCTCGCATTAGCTTAAATCAAGACATCGTCAATGAGTATGCAGAACATTTAAGAGATGGCGATGCATTCCCACCTATGGTTGTATTTCATGATGGATCAGATTACTGGTTGGCTGATGGCTTTCATCGCTTATTTGCATTAAAAGCTAACGGCGCATCACTTGTTGAAGTGGATGTTCGTGCAGGCACAGTAGAAGACGCACAGCTATTCTCATTCAGCGCGAATGGTAAACGTGGCCTATCAAACTCAGCAGAAGATAACCGCAACATCATTATTCGCATGTTAAAGCACCCCAAGTGGAGCTTATGGTCATACAGTGAGATTGCAAAGCACGTTGGTGTATCAAGAATGACAGTAGGCCGTGTTGCGAAAACATTAGAGCCTGATCCAGATGCATCAACCATTAAGCAATATATTAACAAGCAGGGTAATATATCAAAAGTTGATACCGCGCCACTTAAAAATCGCCCAACATTTGAACGGCCAGTTGGCACAAGGCCAGACAGTAGCACCATTGATGAGAAGCAGATGCAGATGGCACAACTTACGGATCGCATTAGTGAGCTGTCAGATGTTATTGTTGATTTGTCATCAGAAAATGACAACTTAAAAGATAAAATAGCTATTGGCCAGTGGGATGCTTCTGAGTTTGAAAAGGTGGACATTGAAGAAACTGTGGCCAGCTTGAGAAGAACGATCATGGTATTAGAAATTGATAATAAATCTCTTCGTGAGGGTAGAGATATGTATCAAAATCGTAACGCTGAGCTGATGAATATGGTAAAATCACTTCAAAATAAGATTAAGAGTTTAGAAGCAAAGCTAGAAGCAAGATAAGAGGCCGTAAGGTCAACCCAAGCTGGGGGGTTTCCCAGCAGTTGAGGAGCATTAAATGGAGCTTGAATTAAGGGAACATCAATCCGCTGTGATTGATGCGTTACGCAGTGGTTTTCGTGAAGGTCATAAATCTTTACTTCTTTACGCACCAACGGGTTTTGGTAAAACAGAGGTGGCAATCTCATTGATGAAAGCCACTTCTGATAACTACAAGAAGGCCTCGATGGTGTTAGATCGTATTGTGCTGGTGGATCAAACCAGCCTGCGATTATCCAAATACAATATCAATCATGGTGTATTTCAAGCGGATCACTGGAAGTATGATGTCGCTGAACGCTTACAGGTATGTTCAGCTCAGACGCTGGAACGTAGAGATAACTTTCCAAAGCCTGATCTATTGATCATTGATGAATGTCATATTGCTCGTAAGCAGACTACAGAGTTTATCAAAAATAATCCTGATATAAAAGTAATTGGCCTGACAGCTACGCCTTTTACTAAGGGTCTTGGTAATATCTATTCTAAAGTAGTTTGTGGCATGACTACGGGGGATCTAGTAGATCGTAAATGGCTTACCCCTCTAAGAGTATTTATTGCAAAAGAAATCGACATGACGGGCGCTAAAAAGGTTGCTGGTGAATGGTCACAAGAAGAAACTACCAAGCGCGGGATGCACATCACTGGTGACATTGTAGGTGAATGGATCAGAAAAACATATGAGATCTTTGGTAGGCCACGCAAAACAATTATATTTTGCTCAGGCGTAGCGCACGGGGCAGATCTTGTGGCAAACTTTGCACAGCGGGGGTATAACTTTGTATCAATATCTTATAAAGATGATGATGAGTTTAAGCGAGCTGCAATCGAAGACTTCTCTAAGCCTGATACTGAGATACATGGACTGATAGCTACAGATGTATTGACGCGCGGGTTTGATGTTCCTGATGTCATGATCGGTGTATCAGCAAGGCCTTTCAGTAAGTCTTTAAGCTCACACATCCAGCAGATGGGTCGTGTCATGCGCCCTCATGCTGGTAAAGAGTTTGCATTATGGCTGGATCATTCAGGTAACTACCTTCGATTTCGTGATGACTGGGATGAAGTATATGCCAATGGTGTAGATGAGCTTAGTGAAGTTCGTGAGAGAGCTAAGAAAGAACCAACGCAGAAAGAGAAAGAGGCCAGTAAGTGTCCAATGTGTCATTCTTTGTGGCCTAAGCATTCAGATACTTGCACCTCATGTGGCCACGTTCGTAAGAAGCGCAACGAAATATCATCAATCAATGGTGAGCTTGTAGAGTTATCAAAAAATACTAAAAACACAAAAGATGAGAAGCAGGACTTTTATTCAGAGCTTTTGTATATTGCATTATCTAAAAACTATAACCCTAACTGGGCTGATCATAAATATCGTGATAAGTTTGGTGTATGGCCAAGAGGTTTAAACAGCACACCCAAGCACCCGTCAACCAAAACAACTAACTGGATTAGATATAAAAACATTGTTTATGGTAAAAGCCAAAAAATGGGAGTGTCATCATGATGTTTGAAGACTTTGCAAAGGCGCATGGCCTGATCATTCGCGGTATCACATCTCACAGGTGGGTAGCAACACCAACCACCGATCATCCGCATTCTAAGAACGGGCGCTATAAATTCATGGGTGATGTTGGCTGGGTGCAAAACTGGGCGACAATGGACAAGCCGAGTATCTGGAAGACTGATCAAAAGTTTGTCCCATCCCAACAGTTTAAGCAGGATCAAGACAGGGCAATCAGGGAGCGCATGGAGCTGGCCGAGAAGGCTTCGGCAAAAGCTGGTTGGATCATGCACCAGACAGAATTGATGTCCCATCCATATCTAGTTAAGAAAGGCTTTCCTGAAGAGCGCATGGCAGTTTGGAATACGCCAGAAGGTGAAGGCAGGTTAGTGATACCTATGCGGAGGAATAACAAAATAGTAGGATGCCAGCTCATCAACGAAGAGGGGGAAAAGAAGTTCCTCTATGGTCAAACTAGTAAGGGGGCAACCCTTACACTTGACGCAAAAGGCGTTCCCATCTTCTGTGAAGGACTGGCCACTGGTCTTTCCATACAAGCCGTAATGCGATCGAATAAAATGCGCTACTCCATCCATGTGTGCTTCTCCGCAGGAAACATGAAGGAAGTAGCGCGAGAGTTCAGTCACGGCATCATTATTGCCGATCATGACAACAGCGGTATCGGCCAGCGTGTCGCCCATGAGGCAGGCAAGCCTTACTGGCTTAGTGATACAGTCGGTGAGGACTTCAATGATTATCATATAAGGGTTGGTCTTTTCAAGGCTAGCCAGTCTTTAAAGAAGTTTGTTGTTGATCATCGAGACGTTTTGCCAAGCCTCTCAAAAATTTAGCTTCAATCTGGCGGACGCGCTCTTTACTTAGGCCATAAAAGAAACCAGCCTCCTGCAAAGTAGCTCCGCCAGCCCTAGCCTTCAGTATAACCCAATACTTTTCTATTGTCGCATCCGTAATGCTGGCGCGATATAAGCTCTTAAATGTCCCCTTGTCAGGAAACTCCACCAGCAAATATGGTGAAGTTGATCCTGATACTCTGATAGGGACAAAGCCGTTGCCTTGTTTTAAATTCATTCTTCTTCCGTCCTTTCCAATTCGCTTTCAATAATATCCAATATCTCATACTCCTCACCATCATCGAAGCGTGTGCCGTCAACAGCTAGATCAACGGCCTCGTCAGCGTCCTCCGCAACGACATTGATCACCTTTACATTCCATGTGCGGAATGAAACCTCAAAGTTCTTAAATTTCTTCATGGTATCTCTCCCTTAAACTATCAAGCTCTTTGCTTTCATCATAATAGGTGGCTAATAAATTAGATAGATCATGCAATTCAGCGTCTAAAAAATGTGGCTCTGTGGAATATCCCCAGCTTTCCAATACATTTTTCAATGCAGTCAGTTCATCATGCTCAGTCATCTTCAACCTCCTTCATAAGTTCTGCTATGTCATCGCTAATGCAATTGAGCGTGTGATCGTTTAGATGCCATTCTTCAAACTCTTCAATGGTTTCATTTGTTTCCTTGTCTCTTACTACTATTAAAACGCTATAACAGTAATTCATAACTCCCCCTTACCATGAAGATTGATATGTAAAATCCCAGCTTTCCCAGCTTGGATCTGTGGTGAACGGCTCTAGCTTCTCAATGGTATCCATAAGATCAGCGAAGTAATAATCATCAATTGCTGTTCCGCCAAAAAAGAAACCAGCTTGTGTCGGCAATAGCTCTTCAGCCCGATCACGATGCGCCAGCACCTTCTTGCACAGCTCAACCAAATCTCTCAATTGATCTACGCTTACCCTATATTCCTTACAATCGTCCTCGCCCTCCTGCACGTTATCCACAAACCATGCATGGATCTGATTAGCCTTGCGCCAGTCACATGCCCATATCCTGAATGATTTAACCTGATACCCTTTAGTATCAGTCATGGCATTGACAGCCTTTGTAAGATCCGTAGGCTCTTCATTTAGCGACCCGTAGTGATACTTCTCAGCTGATAAATACATATCTAAGCCCATAATTAAGCCTCCTCAATGTTAAATAGTGTTTTCATGTGATCTTCGAGATAATTTAATTTACTAATTTGCTCATTTACAAAATCAAATAAATTGTCAAACTCTTCAAATCCATCCAATTTAATTCCTTTTGTATACAAGTTTTTCTCTAAATCCACTAAATCAAAATATATCTCTTGAACTGTTTCCAGCAAGTTTGTTTCAATGCTCATAATAATCCCCTTACAAGTTATGATTACCGAATGATAATCCCCAAGCCCCCAGCAGGAGCTTGGAAGTATCACTTCTTGTGTTGTGCAATTATTGCTTCTACTTCATCTTCAGTCTTGGCGCTGGCCAATGCTGAAACCCGCGACATCCATTGTAATTCTGCCTCATCATCTTCATTGTCATAGTCAGAATATCGGTCATAAAGCACATCCAAATAGCCTTCACCCTCGAAAGGGATCTCGGTGATAAAGTAATTCACCCGATTGACAAAATGATAACCGCTGGTGATCCATAGGCCTTCATCGCCTTCAATTAGCGTCCAAACATGGTTAGGATTAAACCTCTTGACGCCCAGCACATAATGCAATTCATCGCCATAGGTTTCAAACATAATCTCGTCCCCATTCCCGCGAAGGTTATTAAATATCGGCCTATATTTGGCCTCCCATGCGTCATAATCCATCTCGCTAGTCATGGCATTACCATTCTCAATAATGTCTTCAATCAGCTTTAAATCGCTGGCGCGATACTCCAAACGATTGTCTTCAGTTTCTGCATCGTCATCCTCAATCACAATATGCCAATCATCAGCGTATACGATCACCCCTGTAATGCTTTGATCTATTACTTCAACCTTATCCCCAACATTAAATTTACTCATTACGCCACCCTCCCAATAAACACAGATCCATCCTCGTTAAACTCCGTGTCGTTGTTCATAAAATCTTCCGTGATCCCAGCATCTGAAAACTGATATTCCACATCACGCGCCACATCCATCAATATCTCTTCAATTGCCGTCTTGTAGGCATGGTGCGCGTCCCCTGTTGCCTTGAAGGTGTCATAAAAGGTATACCACAAACTATTATCTAAGTAATAACCTGTTGGCATATACTCTCGATCAATGCTAGCCAGCGTTACACCCCTAAATGATCCAGCATCGAGGCTAGTTTTAATGTAAGAGCGATGATATTCACCAATGGAATAGTCATGGATCTTGCCACCAAAATACTTTACAAAGGCCTCAATGCACCCAATCGCCTCATCAAACCAAAAGTAGTCATAGTGTTCACGATAGTGATCAATGGCCTTTGCCTTCCCAGCATCGTCCAGCTCTTCAAAATTTAACAATTTCACAGTAATTTCTCTCATTTTGCGTCCAGTCCAATCTCAAATAAATAAATAAATACTCCACCCCCGCTAAGGGGTGAGAGTCCATGCAAGTATTACGAGGGTGCAGTAGATCACAACCAGCACTATAAAAGCGCCATCTTCAAATTTTCTCATGAGATGCGCTCCAAGTAATCGGCTAGATCTTCCGCGCCCTTGAGTATTGCCTCGATCCCTTGCGTGGCCGTGTAATCGCTTATCAGATCCCAGCCTGTGTTGCCATATACCAAGTAAACAAAGCCAGCGCGTTTATCATCAAGAAAAAACACCAGCGTGTCCTCATCAGTTGAAAAGCCAGCGTCAATAATGTCAAAGTAGTCGCTGGATAGCTCCAGCGCGTATTCTTCGCCATCAAAAACACTAATTCTATAACCCATAATTAGCGCGTCCTGCACGATCCGCGCGTATATGGCCTTCTCTATTGCAATCCTTCTGTGGATATTCATTTAATGCCCCTTAATTGTTGACTAAGACGCGCTCCCGCGCGTTTCGGCTCATAAAGCCATCATCAGTTAGCCTGTTATGTTTTTAAGTGATTTAAAATATAATTGGCGTCAAAATTGGTTATTTTTTTATCCTGCAATAAGGCCAAGACCCCCTCTGCAATCCGCGCGTCCGTCCAGCCCATCGCCCGCGCCTCTTTCAATGCCTCTTTTAAATTTAGTAAGTTTAGTTCCATGTTATTTGCCCTCATTCAATAGGTGCTGGATCTGCTTGCCCACTTCAACCCACGCGAAGCCGTCAACGATCCCGCGCTCAGGATAATCATCGCCCTTTGTTTTTGCTACTTCATCGGCCAGCTTGTGGATCGCTGACATAATGAATAAATGCGCCAGCGGGTGGCAGTCTAAAATTTTGTTTAGTGATTTTGGTTTCATAATATGCCCTTTGCATTTAAAAATTTATTCCATTCAGCCTTTGCCAGCTGGTCGATCTTCCGCGCGATATCTTTACGGATGTAAAAGACCCCATCATGCGCCCAGCGTCCACAATAGTTATAAAAAAAGATCCAATCCACGCGCCAGCCATCGGTTAAAGCTATGTCCCCGTCCTTAGTCCGCTCTAACGTATACTTGCCAGCGCTCATGATCACTTCACCAGCTAAATCCGCGTTTAGTTGTGATTGCTTCATGCCATGCCCCTTAAATATTGTCTAAAATCAGCCAAAGCCGATCTAGTTGAGTGAAAATAATAAACCATCGACACCCTGTGGCCGTAAACAAAAGCAGAAAGCTCCAGCGCCCCGTTAGGTTGGTGATGTTGGTAAATCTCAAAATTTCTCATTTGTTGCCCCTTTGTTGTTGACTAAGACCCCTCGCGGGGTTTCGGCTCTTAAAGCCTCTTCAGTTAGCCTGCCCAGCGCGTGGTAAGTAATAGCCCATGTTCACAAGTTCGTTACTATCAATCTCTCGCGCCTCCGTCACTTCGCCCCATATAACGCTTATTGGTTCGCAGTCGCATGAGTCCACGATCCTGTGCGCCTGATCCAAGTTCTCGGCCTCAATAACGTAATTCTCGAAAAACTCCCGCTGGATATAAAATTTCATGCCTTGCCCCTTAATAAGTAAAATCAACAAAAACGATCGTATCCCCGCGCAGGAAAATTTCCCTATTCCAATCCGTGTAATCGTTGCATGAATACATGCGAGAGCCTCGCTCATAATCGCCCCGCGTGTAGACCCGTTTCGCTCCAGCCTTGCGAACAAAAAAATCGCCTTTTTTCAATTCCTTTAAAAGCGCTGGGTGATAGTCATTCCAAATTAACTCCCCATCAATTTTTTCTAAAATTAGTGTGGCATGAGATCTGTCTCTAGAAGTTTTCATCGTGTAGCCCTTCTGTGGATCGTAGCCACGCGATCGAGAAAATCAGCCCGCGCCCGCTGGTATGCCTCGCGCTCGTCCCCGTCCCGATCTAAATTAAACATAAAATAATTGCCGTGAGCCGTTCCGCGCTGGTTGTTGGTTGGAAATACCCACGTTATAAATTCCTGCTTCCAAGTAGCCAGCACCACGCCTTCCTGCTCGTCCATCATCACGGCCAGCACCTCCGCGCCATTAGCGCAGAAGTCCCCTACGCGGATTTGAAAAGGTTTTGTTTCCATTTATTGCCCCTTAGTTGATCGGCCAATGTTAGCCCCCAAGCGCCCGTAAAGACGCTTGAAGATAACACTAGGCCAGCGCCTCAATCGCACGATCCAGCGCCTTACCATCACGCCCCACGCGGTCACTGATCGCCTGCTTCACCTCTTCCAGCGCTTCGGGCTGGCCGTATAGCTTCACAAGATCGTTAAAAGCCTGATCAGCTTTAGCGCCATTGGTAAAAATTAGCCCGTCATCGCTTACGATCCACCCGAAAATATTAAAAACACGCACGCGCTTAACTCGCTTCATGTCATAGTCAGGATGCGGAAGGCTTTCCATCATTACAAAATAAAAGCCGTTAGCGCTATGCGTCCCGCGCTGGATTTTAGCTTTGAAGTATTTCAGGGTTTCAGGGCTGGCGTATGGTGTCCGCCCCTTTAGATTTCCCTGCGTGTTGTAATCAGGATAAGAGCTTTTATTTTGGTATTGCTCAAAGCCCAGCGCATGGATCGCTTCGAGTAGTTTGTTTTCTAGTGTTTTCATTTAATGCCCCTCAGTTTATCGGCCAATATTAGCCCCCAAGCCCCCAGCGGGAGCTTGAAGATAACACTAGTTAAAGTTTAGCTCGCTGGCGTCCTCCAGCATTGTCAAAAGCCCGTCAAAATCTTCAGACGCGCCCAAAATCCCAGCGATCTGAAAAACTACGCTTTCAGTCACTCCGTAGTCTTCGGCCAAGCTGGCCAAGTATTCGCGCCTAGTGTTAAAACCTTCTTCTTGATAAATGCTCATTTATTGCCCCTTAGTTAAGATAAGATACTTCACGCGCCCAGTCGCGCTTTGCCATTGATACATTGATCAATTCAATATAGACGGCCTCGCCTCTTTCGGTTAGATCGTCCGCCATCTGATCCGCCAGCTGATACGCTTCACTAGCAGGAATCGCGTCACTTACCTGCTGGCCGTTTACCACTACTAACATTAAGTCGTTGTCCATTTATTGCCCCTTGTATGGTTGATAAGTTTTTGTGTCGAGATCGTAAGTCATCCAGCGCCCATAATGATGAAAATCAGCCTTCTGTCCCCGCTTTTGATAATCCAGCACTAACCAGCTGGCCTGATTGATAGTCAGAAGGCGCGAAACCTTCCCCTCCCATATGAAGATATAATCTTTTTTACCTTGTCCCTTTACTGATGCCATGATTAAACCCCGTCCAAGTGTTTAGCTTCGAACTTCTCAGCGTAGTTGATCACATGATCAGGAACGCTTAGAACTTCTTCGTGGTAATCGTCCGCGATCACCCCCTCAACTGCACACGCGTTTAAAGACGCGTGAAACTTGCCCTTTGATATAAAGCATTGATCGTTTTCGATCTCTAATGTAAACCCGCTTACAATAACCTTTTTCATTTGTTGCCCCTTCAGTTAATAGATGAATACAGGCGTTGCCACCTGATGAGTAAGATTATCAGCGTTGTTAGATTGACAGTCAAGTGTTTTGTTGTCGCTGGGTTAAATCCTCCAGGCATCGTTCCAGGATTTTAAAAAGCCTGGTGCGTTTTTTAGTTTTTGCTGGGCGCTGGCTTACCCGATCGCGGGAGTTGATAGCGAAGCGGAACAGCTTAAAGGATGTAAGAGCTATAAGAGAGATAACAAGAGACCCAGCAAGTCAGCTCCATTGATCGCTTGCATGTGTCCGTGTTGCTGTGCTATGAATTGTCCCATGAACAACCACCCCACAATATACCCATGAAGCTCACCCGCGCACAGATCAAAGAAGGCCTCGAAGCCATGCCAATAGATCGCCTGCTGGTTGGATCAGTTAAGACGCTAACAGCCAAGCAGAAGAAGTTTGCGGAAGAGGTAGCGAAGGGATCACCGAAGGCTAAAGCGTATCGGGAGGCCTACGATAGCCAAGCACTCCCACAGACCCAAGCGAGCGAAGCCTACAAGCTTACACAGAACCCAGCGATCGCCAACATGATCGAGGCTCAGAAGCTGGCCATTGAGGCACAGAAATATACAACCCCCTTACATTTGAGAGCGCTCACGATCCATAACCTAACGATCATGGCACTAGATCAGGAGGTAAAGCCTGCCCAGCGGTTGAAGGCGCTGGAGTTGCTGGGGAAGATCACGGAGGTGGCGCTCTTTACTGAAAGGCGCGAGGTGGTGCAGGTTACGGATAGCGCTGGGATGAGGGAGAAGCTCCTGCAATCGCTCCAGCTGGCCATAAATAACAGCACGGCCATCGATGCTGAATACACGCTGGCCGATGATCTGCTAAGTGAGATCGCTGGAGGCGCACAAGGTAATGATGATGAGGCGGATCATGCAGACCCAGCAAGCACAGAGACAGCCAGCGAGGCAGACGGATCAGACGGGGCTGGGGCTTAGCAGAATGAGGAAAGCGCGACCCCACGCACCCCCGACCCCCAAATTTCGGCCTCATGCACTCACTCGCCTATGCATAGTAATCCACGCATCCGAAACCACTCTGTACCCATTCCACCTTGTAACACCTGTTACAAGGAGAGATTTTCCTGTGATAAAACAATTACTTAACTTTTTGAGTAACACTGTTACAGCGAAACACCCCCCCTTGACTGTCAAGTGGTTAGGGGTGGGGGGTATATATTTTCCAAAATCCGACTACTTGACTGTCAAGCGATTTATATGACACCAGCACAAAAACAGATCTATGTAGTCATAGATGAGTATTGGAAGATGTATGGTTACGGTCCTTCTATAGATGATGTGATGTATCTCACTGGTGAGCAGGGCCGTGGTAACGTGCGCCGTAAAATGTGGAAGCTCGTGGACCTTGGGGTTTGCAAAGGGGTAAAGGGTACCGCCCGTAGTATCCGCCCTTCATACATACGCATCAGGGATATTGAATGAACCTAGAAGAATTTATTGATTCTCTCCCTGAAGGTGAGAAGGCAGAGTTAATGTTAATGGCCGAGGGTTATAAGGACTCTCTGCTTCGCGAAAAGGGCCAAGTGCATTTCATGGAGTTTGTTAAAGCCATGTGGCCTGGTTTTATTCACGGAAGACATCATGCTTTGATGGCAAAGAAGTTTGAAGAGATTGCCGCAGGCAAGACTAAACGGCTTATTATTAATATGCCACCTCGTCATACTAAATCTGAGTTTGCATCTTATATGTTGCCTGCTTGGTTCTTAGGTAAGTTTCCTAACAAGAAAATTATTCAATGTTCAAACACTGCAGAGTTAGCCGTTGGCTTTGGCCGTAAGGTGCGTAACTTGGTTGACAGTGATGTTTATACAAAGGTGTTTCCAAATGTTAATCTTCGGTACGATTCTAAGGCTGCTGGTCGTTGGTCTACTAATGCCAATGGTGAGTATTTTGCTATTGGTGTTGGTGGTACTGTTACTGGTAAGGGGGCGGATCTACTCATTATTGATGACCCGCATTCTGAACAGGAGGCGGCGCTAGCCTCAAGTAACCCAGAAGTATATGATAAGGTCTTTGAGTGGTACTCATCTGGTCCACGTCAGCGTTTGCAACCTGGTGGTTCTATTGTTATAGTGATGACGCGCTGGTCAAAAAGAGATTTAACTGGCCGTGTGTTACAAAGTATGGTAGAGAGGGATGGGGATGAGTGGGAGATTATTGAGCTTCCTGCTATACTACCATCTGAAAAATCATTATGGCCTGAGTTCTGGTCTTATGATGAACTGGTTAAGTTGCGTAATGAACTGCCGTTAGCTAAGTGGGCAGCGCAGTACCAACAAAACCCAACATCAGAACAGGGCGCGATTGTCAAGAGAGAATGGTGGCAGGTCTGGGATCAGGAAAGACCGCCAGTGTGTGAGTTTATTATTCAGTCTTGGGATACGGCCTTTACTAAGAATGAGCGTTCTGACTATTCCGCATGTACAACATGGGGAGTATTCTATAAAGACGAAGATAAGAATGATGCCAATATTATTTTATTGGATGCTCTGAAAGAACGGCTTGAGTTTCCAGAACTGAAACAACGGGCACAAGAGATGTATAAAGAATGGGAGCCAGACGCATTTATTGTTGAGGCCAAGGCTTCAGGTGCACCATTGATATTTGAATTGAGAAGAATGGGCATTCCTGTGCAGGAGTTTACGCCAACGCGCGGCAATGACAAGATATCTCGTATTAACTCAGTATCTGATATCTTTGCATCTGGCAGGGTATGGGCACCAAGAAAAAGATGGGCTGAAGAAGTAATTGAAGAGATGGCTGCTTTTCCAAACTCAGATCACGATGACTTAGTTGACTCATCAACACAAGCATTAATCCGCTTCCGTAAGGGCGGCTTTATTAAACTGGACTCGGATGAAGAGGATGACATCCCAGGATTTAGATCAAGAAAAAAAGGATACTATTAATGGATAGCTTTTACTTAACCAGTGTTCCATCACACTTATGTGATTTTGTTTCTAATGAGTTTGTTGATATTGAATCTTCTGCTGCAAAAACAAAAAGAGATGGTAGTGTTTTTAATACTAAAGTGCGAGATACCACAGTAAAATTTTCACCAGAATTCTACTGGTTTAATGGCGTTTTAAATCAAATAGGCCTTGAGGCAAATTTTAAAACTGGTTGGAACTTTAATATAAACCAGATGGAAACGATGCAATAT